TCAAGTTCATAAGTTGGTGTAGCAATCTTGGGTAATGGCATAGAGAATTATGTAATCAGGTAAATTTATTTATTGTATTCTTAGAGATGGATTTGTTCCATTTAGAAATGGATTAGGTGGGAACTGAGATGAAGAGTTTGTTCCGAAAGATACATTAGGAACGGATAATAAAGGTAATTGGGAATTATTATTAAACTGATCGGTAAAAGCATCATCTGGAATACTTCCCACACCTCGATGGTTTAAAATCACATATCTATCATATGTAAAATTGACTGTTGTTTTAGTTATTGTACTTCCTTCGTAAGTAACAGGAAGTGCTGTCAATTGTGTTGGAAAAGCATTTACAAAGTAATATGTCAACATTGATGGGCTTCTTTGAACATCCCCAACATTATTGACATAGACATCTCTTTCAAATTTAGTGATAGCAACTTGTCTTTTATAAGTACTTGGATATCTAAATCTAAAAATTTCATTATCATTATCTATACTATCTACATACCCTGCAGGATTACCAGTGCGTCTTCTATCAGTCTCATTATACATTGGGTTAATAAAATTGATCCACTCTTCAAATAAACGAATAATTCCATATTCCGCATCAACATAAAAAGTCATTGATATATCTGGAAAATCTCTTTTATTTGGAAATCTTTCAAGCATTCCTTGTCTAGATCCATATTCTTCTGCCATTCCCAATGTAGTACCAGGCAAAGAAGTCTCATTGCACATGAACTCATAACGAAGTGCATTTAAGTTTGCATTATTACCATTAAAGAGATTTGAACCCAATACTCCACAAGTTACTAACCAAGAATTGATATCATTATCAGAAGTTCTTCCAGGTACTGTATCACCAAAGAATAAAGTTATCTTAAATTGACTTGTTACTGATAATTCACCAAACAAATCTTGAACACTAGGCAGAGATGCTCTTCCATCATTAGTTCCTCTTGGAAGAGTCATTCTAGTGTAGATTGGATCTACTCTAAATCTGTTTGTTGGAAAATCCGGTCTAAATGCCTCTGGCATTGATAAATATTTTTTAAGGATCTATAGTATGTATATGAGTTATAAGGGAAAATACAGACCAGAAAACCCCAAAAAATATAAAGGCGACCCCACGAACATTGTTTATCGTTCCTTGTGGGAAAGAAAGTTTATGCGTTATTGTGATTTAACTGAAAGTGTTGGTCAATGGGCGTCTGAAGAATTCTGGATTCCGTATCTTTCACCTTTAGACAATAGAGTGCATCGTTATTTTCCAGATTTCTTTGTAAAGTATAAAGATAAAAATGGGAATATACGAACAGTTGTTATAGAAATAAAACCAAAAAAAGAAGTAGAAATGCCAGAACAAAACCCCAAAAGACGAACGAAGGCTTGGGCATACAAGGTTCAAACTTGGGTAAAAAATCAAGCAAAGTGGAAAGCCGCAAGAGAGTTTTGTGCAGATCGTAATTATGAATTCCGAATCATGACTGAGGAGGATCTAGGCATATGAGTTGGAGAGACGAACCATATCTTGATGGTAAAGGTTTTGGATATGATTTACTTAAGCAAGTAAAAGGAAAAAATAAAAGTGGAGATTGGTTTTCTGGCCAACTTCGTCAATATCTTGGGGAGTTGGATCAATCTGATATTAATCTAAGTGATACAGGTGGCATTGAAGTTGGACGGATGTACTTCTTCATTTATGGAGCAAGTACTCCAAAACTATCTTTTTTTGATAGACAACCTCTCGCATATATTACTGAAATTAATTATAATCAAAATTATTTTATGGGGATTAATTTACATTATGTTGGAAGACAATATCGTGAAGGAATTGCAAAAGGTCTAATAAATAATGCAGATACCGTAGGTATACCTCGCAATACTATTCATCGTTACTTTTTTTCTGGAGTAGCTGGAGGATTTTTAAGAGTTCCAGAAAAAGATTGGCCCTCCGTTGCACTATTGCCCACTGAGAAATTTGTTGATATGAGAGGTCAACCTTTCCCCAACCACAAAGCTTGGAGCAAACCTTAAGTGGCATTCGTAACATTAAGAACAAATCTTCCGAATAATGTACTTTTAACTCAAAATGGAGTTGATTATATTCTTCAATACGATTCTACTAATGGAGAGGCTCAAATTATTCAAAGAAATGCCCCATCAGGAACTCTACCAATATATCAAAATGGTCAATGGAATTCTAGTGCTACACAGATAGGAATAACTCCACAACAACAAAGTGCATATCATAGTGAAACTCAAGTATTAGTTTATTCAGCATTCCGACAAGCAGGAGGTTTAAGTTCTGGTGCAAGAATAGGTACATGGGCTTTACCACAAAATTTTAATCAACCACCTGGACAAACATCAACAAATCCAAGTCAAAACCCATCTTCACAAAATAATGGTTCCGGCCAAGGATTAAATCCAACAGGAACTGGAGTTCTAGCAGCTTTAACAAATCTTGAACAAGCAGCAACTAATTTTGCTGTGAATGGCAGTCAATTTGGAGTTCCAAATGAAAGTACACTATTTAACGAAGTTATGATGTATCCGGTTGATATGAATATCAGACAACAAGATACATTACAGATAATCGGATATCGATATAGACCTTCTAGAGCATCTGCTATTTTTGGTGGAGATCAAGCAGCAATCGCTACATTATCAGGAGGATTGCAAACAAGATCAAACATAAATCGTCAAGAAAGAATAGGATTAGTTATACTTCCCATGCCTAATAAAGTTTCAGATTCCAATAATGTAGGTTGGGGTGATGACACAATGAACAATCTTGCCGCAGCAGTAACAGCATCAACTCTTGGTGGTGGTATAGTTACAGCAGGCCTGGCTGGAGCAGCTTCAGCATTATTTGGAGGTGGATTTGGTACCGGAGTTACTGCTGCTCAATTAGCTAACTTAGCAGATAAAGGTGCATTCGATTCCGAAACAGCTTCTCTACTTCTTGGCACATCTCTTGCTTCAAAAATATTAAAAGCTGGTGGATATGGAGTAGAAACGGAATCAATTCTGGCACGAGGAGCCGGAATTGTTCCAAATTCAAACCTTGAATTATTATTTAATGGACCAACACTGAGAAGTTTTAATTTTAGTTATAGGTTAACTCCAAGAAATGAACCAGAAGCAATCAGAGTCAGAAGAATTATAAGATTTTTTAAACAAAGTATGGCAGCTAAAAAAATAACTGCACAAGGCGGATTAGCAGGTCAAAGTTCATTTTTCTTAGGCACACCAAATGTTTTTCAGTTAGAATATAAAACAGGAGGAGAAAGAGGTAGTTTTATAGATGGTGTAAATAGATTTAAGACCTGTGCCTTGACTAGTTTTCAATGCGATTACACCCCAGATGGATTTTGGGCTGCATATGAAGCAGGTCAACCAGTTTCTACAGTCATGAGTATGACATTTAATGAACTTGAACCTCTATATGATACTGATTATCAAGAAGGATCTCCAATATCAGGTAGAAGTGATTTAAATAGTGTAAATGCAGGATCAATAGGATACTAAGATGTCATATTTCAGAGAACTGCCCAATATACAATTTAATAACAGAACAAAAAATGAGACTTCAAATGATGAAGTCACCATCGTAAAGAATCTGTTTAAACGAGCAAAGATTAGAGAAGATCTTGCTGATGTTGTTACTGCATTTGAATACTATTCAATAACTGGTGATGAAAGACCAGAACAAATTGCTGAAAAGTTTTATGGTGATCCAGAACTTGATTGGGTAATTCTGTTAACGAATAATATTATAAGTGTAAATGATCAGTGGCCTCTGAATTTAGATTCTTTTTACAAATACATGATTGATAAGTATGGATCTGAAGAGGCCTTTACAGACATTCATCACTACGAAACTTTACCAATTTATGATAGTTACAATAGAGAAATTCTAGCAGGAGGATTATTTGTAGATGAGGCTTTCTACAATGCCCCAGAGTTTGTAAGTATAAATGGAACTCCTCCTGGAATTGTATTTCCTCCCATTACAGTTCCAGGAACACAAGCAGTTTTATTACCTATTGTTGGTATAGGATATAGTATAGCATCAATATTCATTTCTCAACCAGGATTAGGGTATTATACTAAACCAAATGTATTTTTAAGTGCTCCTCCTATAACTTCTAATGCTTCAGTAAACTGTACTATATCAAACTTTAGAGTTAGTTCTTTTGTTGGATTGATCAGTGGTCAAGGATATAATTCAAACCCATTACTCACCTTCAGTGCTCCACCAGTATCTGTCCAAGCTAGTGCAGCATCTACAATAGGAGCAAATACTAGAGTAATTGGTATAACCTCTCTTAGTGGTGGAATAGGATATGGATTAACTGCTCCAACAGTTCAATTCCAATTCCCTCCTGATATTTTTACCGAAGGATACTATGTAAGTAACTCTTCCATCTTAACTGGAGATGGTTTAGAAGGCATGTATGTACGTTCTGATGGTGCAAAAGTTTATACAGCAAGTCTTTTTAGCGGGGATAGAATCAGAGAATTTAATCTATCAATTCCCTGGAACATTTCCACTTTATCTCAGGTCAATGGATTAGACGTAAGTGCAGACTTCAACTATACAACTGGAGTTGAATTTAGTCCAGATGGAATCTATATGTATGTTTCAGGTGGACAATCTGGATCATATAAAATTGTAACTTATTATCTTGCAACTCCATGGAATATATTAAGTGCATCAAAAATACACGAATTACCTACAAACTCTGCAGGAGGAGTCAGATTAAAGTCTGATGGTACAAAAGTTTATATCTTAGACTTAACTACTCCAGACATTATCAAACAATACGACTTAGGAACTCCTTGGGATCTCTCTACAAGATCTGGCTCAACCACAGGTCAGTTAGATGTTAATACAATCACTGGAGACAATAATCTATTAGGATTTAGTTTTTCTGATAATGGCACTAAACTACTTGCAATAGGATCAGACGTTCAATCTATTTTTGAATTTGATCTATCTACTGCATGGGAAGTTTCTACAGGAACGTATAGACTATCTTACTATGTTGGAGATAAAATATCTCAACCATGTGATGTGTATATTGATTCAAATAGACAAAAGGTTTTTGTAGCAGGAAGTAGTCCTGGAAATGCAAATAGAATACACCAATATGAAGTAACATCAGTAGCAACGGGTATTGCGACAGTATCAAATAGTTCCGTAACTAATATCGCAATAACAAATCCTGGTTTGGGTTATACACAAGCACCAACTATAACAATATCCGCACCATATCCTCAAGTTACTGCAACAGGAATTGCAAGTGTTACTGCAGGAATTATAACTTCTATTGTTATTACGAACACTGGATTTGGATACACTGTTGCCCCAACGGTAACTATAGAAGCCGCACCAATATCAAGACAAGCAATATTCACCTATACAATGAATAATAATTCTGGAATATCCAGTGTTCAAATTATTGATGGCGGTCAAAATTATGTTAATTTCCCTTATGTATACATTGATCCACCATCAGACTTAGTTAATGTAGAAGTTGGTGAAACATATTCACAAAATAATAAGACTTGGAAATGGACTGGAACCGAATGGAAAGAAAAAATAAGTGAAGGTTTACAATATTTTGATCCAACAGTTAACACCATTCTCAAGATTGAAGGTAAAAATTGTTCAAAACCAGTTACAAATTATGAATATGAATCTAGGTTAAATGATGAAAAAAGACTCATTTCAATTCTAAGAAAAGAATACTTATCACTTATTATAACTGATCTAAAGAATGCTATGAGATATAATAGAGACTCTACAGATTACATATCAGATAATCTAAAAAA